GGGATTCACTGAAACCAAAGACCCTGTCTTTGGTAGCTCCTGCTACTGCGGGTTCGTTTACTCCAGTAACAGCTACTCACCTCACCGGCCGGATTAGTTCGAGTCAGTCACAGCTGGTTCCGGTCCACACTAGGTACTTACGCTCGGGGTACTTGATCACCCACCTTCCTGTGGGGTCGATTCCCTGTCCGGCTGGTACCTCAGTGGGGTTCCAATTCCAAAGCTTTCGGCAAAAAGCACCAGTTGGAACCCGGTAGCGATCCCTTTCCCAGGTTTCGCTCCAGGACTTACTCAGTTCAAAATCCTGACGTCGGTTGCCGCTGACATCAGGGGAACTTGGTTTTCGGAACCTTGGCTCGTTTCGGTTACTCGTAAAGGCAACTTGGCTTGGACGACTTGCCTTAATCACGGTAGCACTAGTCGGTGCCTTCCGTGTGATTGTGCAAGTCCGTGCGCCTAGCTCGTGTGGATCGAGGCCCTCAAGGAGTTGTAATTTGTACTTCAACTTTCTTTGAAAGTTAGTAGTACGGAAGCTCAGCCCTTGGGGATCCACTCCAAGTCCACCCGACGTAGTCGGGATGAACAAGTTGAACAAGCCGTTCCTGGTCGCTTTTGCGACTTCAGGTTTCCAGGTACTCAACAGGCGCTTCAAAGCTCGTTCCGGGTTTTGAGCACCCTTGAGGGCTTGCGTAAACACTGAACTCACGCTGAGCAGCTTTGAGCTCGTTTTACTTGCAAAACCCTTGCGCACAAGTCCAGGATTGTAGTACTCAAGTTTTTCAAACTTAACGTCGCACTTGTTAACCCTCCCGGTCGACGAGTCGAGGTTTGTACTACAATTACTTCGTTCACCCGAGCCAACTCGCTTTGAAACCCACAACTCGGAGTTCAGGGTCAGTACGCGAGGGTGAACGTAACACTTTCCTACCGAAAGTGTCAAGCCAAGTTGGTCAACCTGTTCCCTCCAAAGTTGCAAAAACTTTGGATTGGCTCGAAACAGGATGTCGTCACCATTAACTAAAACAGGGAGGTCTTCAACCTCAACCTGTTTTCCAAGGTACGACTCCAGGGTGCGCCAGTACCCAATCAGGTTGACCAGTGTGAGGATTGGAAAACTCAAAGGATTGCCCATCAATTGGCCGTTCCGTTGCCGAGTTTCCTGGCACAATTGTTGTCCGGAAAGCGACTTTTTGTTGCCCGGTAGCGCTTCAGTCACTAAGGGCCCCTCGAGCTTGGGTGGCGGGTGAATCATTGTTGTCTCAAACAGTGATTCACACACCAAATCCTTGAGTTCCTGGTGATTGGTGTGGTCCAGGAGTGCAAGTGCAACCTGCTTACACGCGTACGCGTTGAGGTTGTCCGTTGCAGCCTTGTAATCTCCGCTAACCCACAAACCAAAATCCAATCCAAGGGCCTCGGTCCTCGTTACGAGACCACCCAGGTCCTCCTCACACAAAGGTGATCCTACAAGTTTACACGGTGCGAGTTTGCGGAGGAACGAGTGGATTGGCTTCCGAAGCGTCTCGAGCAGGGACTGCATCGGGGCTGATCCACACGTAATCACCCGCACTTTCAGCGGTTCAAGTAGGGCCACTGCCTTTACAAAAGCCCTGTCGAGGGTGCTGTTAACAAGTTGGTACAACTCGTGGAAGGTTGGGGTCTCACGACCCTGGATCTCAACTACCCTTCCGGGTGAGGTCTCGACCATCCGTAACAGTACCGGCGTGAGTGGTTCGTCAAAACTCACTTGGTGAAACTGCCGGATCACTTCCTCAGCACCACCTCCCTGGGACCGTGGATTGTTTAAACTAGCCGAGTTGCTAAGTTCAATCCTTTTACTCCTAGGAAGTACTTTTCCGTCGAAAATCCTGTGGACGTACTGCGAAATTTCACCTTTAAAAGGCGGAGCGGGTTTGCTCAACGCCTCACGGTGATCCTCGTAAGCACTAGCAAGGAAACTTTCGTCAGGGGGGGAACAGGAGCGTTTCACTCCTTGTAGGACACTTTGCCAAAACTTCAGTGCACGCTTCGAACGTGTCACAGTTTGTACACGCAAAAAGTGCCTTAAACCTCCTGAAAACGGAAAAATCGACAGGTCTTCCTGTGGTTTCACAGGAAGGTCGTTTCCAAGGTACTTGGCCATTGGAGCAGCAGTGGTGTACTTCGCGTACTTCACAAACTGCTTAACTGGCCAGTCCCTGGAAATTACAAAAACCGAAAGCTGTGACAACAGTGGAAACGTGATCGCTCGCGGAAAAGCGTCGTGAATTACCTCAAGGTAACTCGCGCTAAAAGCAAGCGCTTCACGGACGGAGGTTCCTCGGACCCTCCACCACTGTGCACCTTTGGACTCCTCGAACAGGAGCTCACGCACGTCCTGCGTCAAGCAGCGAAGTACGGAGTTCCTTCCAGGTTCAGGAATCCAAACGTTGCCTTCCCAGGCAACAAGGTGCGACCCGATCCAATCAAGCAGGCCAATCGCGGTGATTGACCTGGGTCCCTCAGTTGCTGTAACTAAGCACTGGTGATGACCTTTACTTACCGAAGCGGCGGTCGCGGTCGAGCTCCGGCAGCGATTGTTTGTTTCAACAAGGGTCATCAGTC